GGATCACAATTCAAGACCCTCGGCCGGGACGCCGCCCTCATGGGAACGGCGATCACCGGGGCCCTGGGCCTGGCGCTACGAGAATACGTCCAATTCGAAAGCGCCATGCAGAACGTCAGCCGGGTCCTTGGAGAGAACAAGAGCCAATTCGGTGAGATCGCCGCCGCTGTAGAGAATACAGCCAAGGCATCCGGACTAGCGGCAGAGGACCTTGCCGTAGCATTCCACGATATCATGGAGGCAGGAAACAGCGCCTCCGACTCAATGAAAATTTTTGAAGCCGCAACCAAGCTCGCCAGAGCCGGCGCCGCATCCATAGGCGAAACCGGAGCCGGGCTGACAACCCTCATGGAAACCTACGGGAAGTCCATGCGGGACGCAACCGATGGGGCGGACCTCCTATTCAAGGCCCAGCAAATGATGCGAGGAAGCATGTCGGAACTCTCGGCCTCGGCCGGCCAATTCTTGCCCGTAGCGGCAGGCCTGGGGATCAAGGCAGAGGACGTCTTCGCCGCATTCTCAAAGATGACCGTGGCCCTCGGTGGCACCGGGACCGCAACGACAGCGCTGACCGGGCTCCTCAACGGACTCCTCAAGCCGACAGCCGAACTGCAAAAGAAGACCCAGGAATGGTACGGAATGACCGTCTCGCAGGCGCTTGAGCAAGGCAAGATGCTTGACATCATGAAGAAGCTCGGCGAATTGAGCGATGAAGAAATAACAAAAATGATGCCAAAAATTTCTGGACTCAAAGGACTCGTCGCCGTCTCGCAGGACTACGCAAAAGTCCAGCAAATGAGTATTGACCTACAGACACGATCCGGAATTGTCGAAAAAGAATATCAATCACAAATGGATACAACCGGAGCCCAGCTGGACCGGGCAAAGGAAGCCTGGAAAGCTCTCATCCGAGAAGGAATCGAGCCGCTGGCCATCTCGCTTAAAGGGCTCATCGCCGACGTACTGCTTCCGACACTAAAGGGATTACAAGATTGGATTAAAGAACACGAAAGCCTCGCCGGATGGATCATAAAAACCACGGCGGTCATCGGACCATTTCTGATCGTCATGGGATCGATGCTCATGCTGATCGGCCAAGTCATCCAGGGAATTGCGTCCTGGAAGCTCGCCAGCCTCGCCCTGCTCGCAACCACCGAGGCAACGTCGATCGGGATCGCCAAATCGGCAGTCGCTATGACATCCTGGTCAATGGCCGGGAAGGCGGCCCTGGCATTCCTCACGGGACCAGCCGGACTCGTGATAGCAATCTCCATCGCAGTCATCGAGGTGGGAAAGATGACCATGGCATTCATGGCAATGCGGGAAGCCCAAAAAGCGGCCCTGGAGGGAATGAACGCCAACGTACAGACATCAACGTCGAACATCAAGACCATGACGGAGAACCTTACCAAAAGATTTGACACAGAACTCGCCGGGAATAAAGAACTGATGGACCAGTGGATTCTGCTCAAGGCCCAGATGGAAGAGCACACCCGGCTCGTGAATGAGCGCATGGCCACGGGCGAGGAGCTCTCGATCAAAGAGGCCGAAGCATTTCAAAAACAAGAAGCTAACATCGTCCAGCAAGTCTACGCCCTAGAAAAATTAACACAGACCGAGAAGGCGGCCCAGGAAACAAAAGTAGAAACCATAGCCGTCGAGGACCAATCCCTCGCCAAGAAAAAAGAACTCGCCGATGCAATCACCGAGGAAGCCAGGGCGATCAAAGAAAAAGAAGTCCTTGAAAAGATAGCGAACGACACGACCGGCTCCACGATGTTCACGAACGAAGACCTCCTGGCGCTCAAAAAAGAGATGGTCACCAAGGAGCGGGAGCTCACCCAGGCCTACAAGGACGGAAAACTTCCGATCGATGACTACCTCCAGGTCAACAAAGATTTGTTTAACACAATGGGAAGCGCCGGAATCACGCTCCAGCAATTCAAGACAGACCTGGCGACCCTCACCGGGGACACGCATATAGTTAAAGTGGACCTCTCCGTCGAGGGGGCAGACGAACTCGTCCAGCTCGAACAAGACATCATGCGCCTTGAGCACCAAATCCAGCTCCAGCGCCTCGAAGGATCAGCCCAGCAACGAGCCACGGTAGCCTTCGACCTGGAGGAAACCCTCTGGTCGCTGGACATCGAAGACGCCCGGAGAGTGAAATCGCATACCGATACGCTGGCCCGGATAGAAAAAGAGAAGGCCGATGCGATCGAGGCCGAAGAGAAGAAGGGCAGAGAAACCGGGAAGCTAAACGGAGAAGCGGTCGTCGCCCTGGAGGCCAACGCAAAAAGAGCCATTGAAATTGAGAACGACACATTTGCTAAATTTGAACAAAACATAAAGCTGAAACGCCAGATGGAAATCCAGCTCCAGACGGAAAAAATGGTGAACGTCAAGGAGATCGAGAAGGCCACCGAGGCGGAAATCGAACAGACGGGTGTTTTGGTAAGCAAGATCAAGGAAGTCACAAGCGCATATAGTGCGGCGGCGGCCGCCAAGCGGCAACTCGCCAGCATAGCGGAAGGTTCTTCTGGCGGCGGGCAAGCTATCGCCGGCGGAACCAGGATCGTAACACCCACCGGACCGAGCCCATATGTCCCAGCTCCAGGATATAGCGCAGGGAAATCAAGCGTGTCCGGGCCGATGACAGAAGAGGCCTGGTCGTCGCTAACAGGAAACATGGCCAAGTCATACGCAAGCGGAACGGACTTCGTCCCACACACCGGATACTACCGTCTGCACAAGGGCGAAAAAGTTACGCCAGCCGACCAAGGCGGCGGGGGAATGCAGATAACAATAGTCAACAGGATCGACCGGGGATTTTTAAACGACCTTTTAATGGAGGACCCCAGCGCCATCATAAATATTATCGGCTCCGACGTGGCAAAGGGCGGGATGACCAAACGGGTCATAACCAGCTTAATGAGGAATTCATAATGGGATTTGAAACATATCCAAGAGGACTACCCTTCATCCAGAGCACGATCACAAATGTGCTCATCGTGGAATTCGAGAATGGTTACGAACAGCGAAGGGACCTATGGGGCGGCAAGACCAAGAAGTCCTTCGAGGTCCACTTCAACGTCAACACGAAGACCGAGGCCCAGGCGATCGAATCATATTTCATCAGCAAGATCGGACCGGCAACGGCATTCACATTCCAGAACCCGGTGGACGGGCAGACATATAACGTCCGATTCGTCGAGAACAGCTTCAAGATGGAGCGACGTTTCTACGGGACATATTTCGCCGTCGTCCAGCTGAAGGAGGTCTTTGCATGAAGACCCTGGCAACGGCATTCAAGACCAGGAAAAACTCCGAGGTCTTGCGGCCGATATTTTTATACGAAATCCTGTATAACAAAGCCGGGAACCAATGGCTGTACTACGCCAACTGGCCAGAGAACGTCGTCTTCGCCGGGATCACATACACCCGCTACCCCATCACGCATGACAAGATCGGAGAGAGCCTCTCCGGCCGGGTCGACAAAGTCACCCTGCGGATCGGGAACGGGGACCGGCAAATCCAATACTACCTAGAAAATTATGGCGGCCTGCGGGACGCCGAAGTCCGGATCAAGATGGTCTGGCAGGAAGAGCTCGCAAACCCGCTCTGCTTCGACGAAAACGTATTCGCCGTGGCGGACACGGCCATCAATGACGAAGAGGCAAGCCTCGTCATGGCGTCGAAGATGGACGTCCTGGACATCCGGCTACCCAGGCGAAGATATTACCGGACCTATTGCACATTTGTTTTTAAGGGCGAGGGATGCGGATATTCGGGAGGCGAAACGATATGCAACCACTCGCTCCAGCGCTGTCTTGAACTTGGAAACGAGCACCGCTTCGGAGGGTGCCCGGCGATCCCGGAAAAAACGATTTACATTTAAACTATGTATGCAAGACAAAGAACATGGATAGATGCGATCACGCCGTCGACAAAAACCCAATCCGGGTGGGAGAACACTTTTCGCCTGGACGAAGCGGACGTCATTGACATAAGATTCGACCTGGCCGGATACGGATGGAAACCAAGCACCCTGGCGGTCGAAATGAAATCCCTGGAGAAGGGATCGTATAAAATTTACTACCGCCAAGTCGGATCGCCCACCTGGATATTCCACGCAAGAGTCGAGGCAGACAGAAGCCAAGCCGGATCGGCAACGATCTACAAACGAGTAGGCGTCAGCACCGGCCTGCTCCCGCAGGCACACTACGAGATCAAGATCGAGGCAGACAAGGGATCGAAATTCACGGCCTGGGGCGGGGCCATTGAGGGGATAGCAAGCGGCGGGCAATTCTGGAGCAACCTCCAGGTCCGGGCCCTGGCATACAAGATGGCCGGGATGGACCAGGCAATAACAATAACTGAATACGCAGGGGCAACGATAGTCTAATGGGATTCGATAATTTCTTCGCAACCTTAACGTCAGCCAGAGCGGTCATCCCCGAAGATGACAACCCGTCGCTATACAACGGCGGGGAAGCCAACTTCGATGCGTCCAGAAACTACCAATGGAAGGGCGCCGAAGTAAGCGCCACGGTCGGGGACGCCATCCCCATCGTCTACGGCCGGCACAAGATCGCCGGGAATATCATCAACGCCTACGTTGAGAACGGAGAGAAGGACACGCTGAACATGCTGATCGCCCTCTGCGAAGGACCGATCAACAGCGTCACGAACGTAAAAGTGAACGGCACGCCCGTCGAAGAGATATACGGGGCGGCCGCCGGGGACCCGTACGGAGAGAACGCCGAGATCACATGCAAGAAGGGGACCTTCGACCAGACGGTCATCCGGGAATTCGGGGACATCCACAGCCAACAGATCATCGACCAGGAAATCCTGCAACACGAAGAGTACCTCTTCACGACCTCCGGGGACCAGATACAGGCCATAAGCATCGAGGTCGACGCAACCGCCCTCTACCAGATGGACGAAGACCAGAAAAAAATTTCCTGGTACATGGCATTTCGTGTCGACTACCGGGTCAACGGAACGAGCGATTGGACCTTCGCCGGGATCAACGAAATCAACAAGCTGTCCGAAACCAGAGTCCGAAGATTTTTCAAGACAGAATACCTCACGCCGGCCCGCTACGATATCCGCATAACAAAGATGAGCGAGGACCCTAACGGCGAAAACAAATTCGGCGACATGCAGATCGTCGCCATCGACGAAATCCAGAACCTCGAACTGCAATACCCTTTCCTGGCCCTGCTCGGAATACGCCTCGTGCCAACAGACAAAGTTAAAGACACCGTCTCGAACGTCACATGCGAAGTCGAGGGCCGCCTGATAAGCATCCCGGACGTGCGATACATCGGTGGCGCCATCGATTGGGAAGACTACTATTGGGACAGCACAACCAGCCAATTCAAGCGCCTGGACAACGACGCCGTCTGCACCTGGGACGGAACGACATACATCGTCGCCTACGCCGCAAACCCGGTGTGGTGCCTGCGAGATATTCTGACCAACACCCGGTTCGGCCTGGGGCAATGGATCGCCCCGGAAGACATCGACATCGCATCATTCCTATCGGCGGCAAAATATTGCGAAGAGGGCGTGCAGAACGTCTACGGAAAGAAGGAAAAACGGTGCCGGCTGGACCTGATCCTCGACCAAAGCTATCGAGCGAACGATATCGTGAACCAGATCGCCAGCACTTTCCGAGGCCTCGTCAGTTATTCCAACGGCCGGGTGCGGCTGACCATAGACCGGGCCGAGAGTCACGTCTCAATTTTCAATATGGGAAACATCATCGCCGGATCGCTGAACGTCCGGTACCACGCATCCAAGGAAATTCCAAACGTCCTCGTCTGCCAATACACGAACAAAGACAAAGACTACCAGATGGACACCCTGGAGGTGGCGGACCGGGCCTCCATCGATTCCGGAGAGAACATCCGGGAAACGCAAATAACATTTTACGGGATCACCCGGCCAACACAAATCCTGCGAGAAGGAAAAATCCTGATCGAGAAGCTGAAGGCCAACACCCGGTCAATATCCTTCGAGGCATTCAGCGATGCCATGGTCAACCAGGCCGGGGACATCATCCGCTTCCAGCACGACACCCCAGGCTGGGCCTACGGCGGCCGTGTGAAGGCCGGATGCACAACGACCAGCATCAAGATAAACAAGCCGGTCGTCATCCAGAGCGGAAAGACATACGAGATCGAGGTAAGGAATAACGCCAACGACGCCATCGAAGTCCGGACCGTAACGAACACCCCAGGATCGCCGACCACGATAACCGTCTCCACACCATTTTCATTCACGCCCCAGGCATACGACCTCTGGACCATAGGCGAAGAGAACACCCTGGGCGTCAAGTACCGCATCGAGTCGATCACCCGGCAGGCAAGTGGCGTCTGCCAGATCACCGGGGTCGAATACACCGAAAGCATCTACGGGGACGGGACCATTGAAATCCCGGAAGACAACTACAGCTTCCTGACCTACGAAATCCCGAACGTCTACGACATGACGGCCAAAGAGCAAGTGACCAGGGACCCGGAAGGAACGATCCGGGACACGATCCTCGTCAGCTTCCGCAAGCCGCCGAACAGCCTGCGCTGGATAAAAAAGGCATACCGCTTCCACATTTTCTACAGCGATAACCTCGGCAAAAGCTGGATATACGCCGGCCAATCCGAAAGCGAAGACTTCACGATCAACGACCCGCTGGCCAAGGGCGTCACATACACGGTAGCCGTCGTCACTGAAACCGAGAGCGGGGACAAGGGCGTCCCGGCAACCAGCCCACAGGACAGCGTCACGATCCTGGGATGGGCCGTCAAGCCAGGGGACGTCACCGGATTTTATTATTCATTTACAAACAGCATCGTGCTCACCTGGGACAAGAATACGGACCCGGACCTCTCCGGATACGAAATCAGGACCGAGAACATCGATTGGGGACAGGATGATGACGAACTAATTTGGCGAGGAAGCGCCGAGAAATTCGTGATAACGAACCCGGCCGCACGCATCGGAATTGTTTATTACATCAAGGCATTCAACACAAGCGGAAACTACAGCAATAACGCCAGCTACGTCAACCCCATCAACTTGGCCCCGGACGCACCGGCGCTAACCTTCACCGCCCTATTCCAAAAAGTTTTTCTCATGTGGACCAACGTCTACGACAGCGATATCAAACACTACGAAGTCTGGCGCAACGACAACGACAACTGGATCGGGATACCGCAAGGAAACGAAGAGATGGTCGGTGAGGTCGTCGGGGTAAGCACCGTGCAAGTCGTCCCGTATGGAATGACATACTTCCGCATCCGGGCCGTCGATTCATTTGGCGGCGGGGCCTGGTCGAATACGATCATCGCAAACCAAGTCCTGCTGGCGTCCGATGACCTCAATGTCGACACGGTGGGCGAACAG